AAATCAGAAGGTACATTTACTACTTTTAATATAAGTTTAATTCCTGCATCTTGTAATCGATCTTGATTATTAAGAACATTAGTTTCGTGATTCCTATATAGTTTATCAACTTGTATAAGTTCTACATGGCTAACTTTTTCTTCAATAAGCATATCGCACATCTCTGAAAGTTCATGAATCATAAATTGTGTATCAATGCTTATGATTATTTCACCATTTAGACAAGCTGAATGATATTGTTGTATAGCTTCTCTTAATAATCTATAATTATAGATTCCAGGTCCGCTAAAATAATTAAATGCACTAATACTTGGTACTGCTCCTGCATTATGTGTAGCTATTGCAAGCCCAGCATCAGACACTCTGTTCATTGCCATTGCTACGATAGGATATTTAGAACTGAATAACATATATAACTCCGATAAGTATTAGTGATATTTAGTAATAAGGAGAACCGTATTGCACTCGTTTCCAAAGCCCAAAGACCATATTATAGTGGTTTCAGGAGGGTTTGATCCAATACATTCTGGACACCTAGATTTATTTAGGCAAGCTCGAGAATTAGGAGATTATTTATTAGTAGGAATTAATTCGGACCATTGGTTAGGATTAAAAAAAGGTAGAAATTTTCAATCTGTTGAAGAACGTATTGACATAGTACAATCAATGGAAATGGTCGATATTGCTTTGGCATTTGATGATAAGGATGGAACTGCATGTAAACTGTTAGATCATGTCCGTAAAATTTATCCAGATAATAAGATTACATTTGCCAACGGGGGTGACCGAAAGCATGAAAATGTCCCAGAGGTTGCAATGATTGATATTAATTTTGCATGGGGAGTTGGCGGAGATAATAAAAAGAATTCTAGTAGCGAACTATTAGATAAATGGGGGAAGCGTAACATGGTAACACAGAATCGTCCGTGGGGGTATTGGACAGTACATAGAGACCTAGAAACATCAAAAGTAAAAGAATTAGTAGTAGATCCTAGAAGAAGACTTTCAATGCAACGACATGACAAAAGATCTGAACATTGGTTTGTAGCACAAGGTGTTGCTACATTATATGGTATTAATGTTTCTTCTGATGCATACGTTATAGGAAAATTTCAGGCACATGATATTATTACTATTGAAAAGGGCGATTGGCACATGTTACAAAATGATACTGATGAGGTATTACGGATCATTGAAATACAATTTGGTGAAGAATGCATTGAAGAAGATATAGAACGGATTGATTCCATATCAATAATTGATTCCATGTCATCGGATGACCTTTATCTAAAAGGCACATTAGAGCAATTAGACCACGAAGGCAAACAAAAACAGCCATAAGACCAAAATAAGTCTTGACTTTATAAGATTAGTGTTGTATACTTACACTTGTAAATAATACAACACATAAGGAGATCAAATGTTTACACCAGAGCAAATTACCAAGTTGAAGTCAATTATTCAAGAAGGTGTTCAGATTAAACGTGAAATTGAGGACCTAAATGGTGGACTCAAAGATACAGTTGCCGCTATTTCTGAGGAGATGGAAATTAAACCGGCAGTGCTTAATAAAGCAATCACTAAGGCATTTAAGGGAGACTTTGAACGGGATCAAACTGATCTTGAAGCAGTTGAAGAAATCCTTGATGTTACCGGAAATAAGTTGCCATAATTGGGAGCGGTTTTAAATTATATTAAAAAGGATTGGGAAGAATACCCTTTACGATTAGCATTAGAAATAGTTGCATGGATTATGAGCATTACATGCAGTACATGGATGATGTTAACTGTACCTACACCTCCTCTTATTTTAATATATCCGTTTTTTATTACTCAGTGTGTTATATTTGGTTGGTCAAGTTGGTCTCGCGGTAGTACAGGATTAGTTATGAACTATGCATTGTTGATAACAATAGATTGTGTAGCCTTAGCAAAAATGCTATTACAATGATTAAAACTCCTGTCCGCGAGGCCCAATGGCTAGTAGAATTAACACATGATGAAGGTAAGAGGTATAATGGATTTGCATACTTTGTTCCTCGAGGATCCATACCTCCTTATCCAGGACACTATATATTAGAAGATTTCTTAGATGAAAATTATCCAACTGCTAGATATCGCAGAGCAACTAGGTATTTAGATAAACATAAGATGTTTGATGGTACTGTTTTATCTATTGAATTTGAAACTGAAGAAGATGCAATGTTATTTAAATTACAAAAAATAGGTTGACATTATTGTATAGAGATGCTATAATGTATATAAAGTAAGATATAAGGATTTATAATGCGTATTGAAGAAGAAATTAAGCTGGATTTTAAAGATGTACTCTTTAAGCCAAAGCGGAGCAAACTAGAATCTAGGCGTGATGTAGACTTGCTCCGAACATTTAAGTTTCATAACTCTGGTAATACATGGTCCGGAGTCCCTATACTGGCATCTAATATGGATGGTGTTGGAACTTTTGCAATGGCAAAGAAATTGCAAGAGCATAAGATGCTAACTGTAATGCGAAAACATTATACAATAGAAGATTGGAAACATGCTATTGGTAATGGTGTCAAAATGAAGTACATCAGTGTATGTACTGGAACAGCCGCCATCTGGGATCCAGATGCGGCAGACTTTGCAACAATGAATGCAGTGTTAGAAAACTATCCTGATATTAAATTTATCACAGTTGACGTGGCTAATGCTTATCACGAAAACTATGGTGCATTTATTTCACGTCTTCGTGATCGTTATCCGGATAAAACTATTATTGCAGGCAATGTTATTACTGCGGAGATGGTTGAAGAACTCATTGTCCGAGGAGCAGACATTGTTAAATGTGGCATTGGTCCTGGTAGTGTTTGCACAACACGTTTAATGACAGGTGTTGGTATTCCCCAACTGTCTGGTATTATTGAATGTGCAGATGCCGCTAATGGGATTGGTGGACATATTATTGCAGATGGCGGCTGTGTATATCCAGGAGATGTTGCTAAAGCATTTGGAGCAGGTGCTCATTTTACAATGCTTGGTGGCATGTTAGCAGGACATGATGAATCTGAAGGACAAATTGAAGACGGCATGGTAAAATTTTATGGCATGAGTTCAGACGAAGCTATGATTGTACACGGTTCACGTAAAGACGGTTATCGAGGAGCAGAAGGTAAAGTAGTTACCATTCCGTATAAAGGAGATGTAGATAATACTATTACAGAAATCTTAGGCGGGGTTAGAAGTGCTTGTACCTACATTGGAGCAAAACGAATTAAAGATATGCCAAAGTGTGCAGTATTTGTTCGTTGTCTAAATACACATAACACTATCTACGGAGGTTAAAAATGTCTCGAACTAATTATTTACGTTTAATGTTTGAGCCAGGAAAAGGGGTTGATTGTAATCACACTGGAATGGCTAAACATTATTTTCTTTCTTATCTATCTGACTTTGACCCTCATGTTGAATTTACAGGAGTGGTATCATTTAGTGGCACGTTGAGACGAGACGATGCTAAGTTTGAACCATTGTGGCAATGTCATATCTGGGAAATTACTGAATCTGTTAAATTGGCCGTACTAGAATACCTTGACAGTAATCCAATTGAAGGTTATTATATACATGTACAAGAACACAATGATAATTTTAACGGTCGTGAAAAGTTAATACGGAGTTCAAGATGAGTCTAAACGAACGAATTGACCAAAGAATGAACGCCCTCCAACATTGGATGGAGACTAACTATCATATAGACCATGCAGACGAAGTAATGGCACTAACACTATCTGTGTCAAAGTTTTGGTCTATTATGAATGAAGAGGACAAAGAATACGTCCAATTTGCACAAGATGCAATAGAAAACAAAACACCTTGGAGTACATAATTTGTTTGTAGACGCCTGGCAAGATCGGCAAAAAGAAGTTGTTAACGTAGTAGAACGGGTTGACGGGAAAAGGATCATGAAAGTGTATCCGTCTCGTTATGTATTGTACTATGCAGACGCTAAGGGCAAGTATAAAGATATTGCTGGCACTAAACTTAGTCGTATTATGGTTGGTAATGCTAAAGCATTTGATAAAGAAAAACGTATACATGGACATGGTAAAACTTGGGAAAGTGATTATCGACCTATGCAACGTTGTTTAGAAGAAAACTATGGAGGCCAAGAAGCTCCAAAACTTCAGATTTGTTTCTTTGATATTGAGGTTGATTACGACAAAGAAAAAGGATTCTCAGATCCTAGTGATCCTTTTAATCCAGTTACTGCGGTTACATGTCATTTAGGTTGGCTAGATAGGACTATAACTTTTGTTGTTGCTCCAAAAGGCATGAAGAAAGAACATGCCGAAAGTATTACTGCTAAATTTGAGGATACAATATTGTGTGATACTGAAGCTATGTTGCTTGAATATTTCTTAGATATTATCGACGATGCAGATGTATTAAGTGGTTGGAACTCAGAAGGGTACGATATTCCTTACATGGTTAATCGTATTACTAAAATTCTAGGCAAGGAACAAACTAGACGTTTTTGTTTATGGGATAGATTTCCTAATAAGCGAGAATTTGAACGTTACGGCAGAACACAAGAAACGTTTGACACAATTGGTCGTGTGCATTTAGATTATCTTGAACTTTATAGAAAATATAACTTTCATGAACAACATACTTATAGACTAGATGCTATTGGTGAGTTTGAAATTGGCGAAAAGAAAACTCCGTATGAAGGTTCGTTAGATCAATTATATAACAATGACTTTGAAAAGTTTATTACTTATAATAGGCAAGATGTAGTACTTCTAAAAAAGTTAGATGAAAAGTTACAGTTTATTGATTTAACAAATCTTATTGCTCATGCAAATACAGTTTCGTTAAGAGCTACAATGGGTGCAGTTGCAGTTACTGATCAAGCACTAGTAAACGAATCACATCAAAGAGGTATGATGGTTCCTGATCGTGCAAGACGTAGCAAAGAAGCAACTAATGCGGCGGCTGGTGCATATGTTGCAGTTCCTAAAAAAGGTATGCATGAATGGATCGGAAGTATGGATTTAAACAGTCTATATCCTAGTATTATTCGTTCATTAAATATGAGCCCTGAAACTATTATTGCACAAATTAGGCAAACCGAAACAGAGGAAATGATTGAAAGTTTCTTGCAAGCTAATAAAGGTGTTGCTGAAGCATGGGAGGGCAAGTTTGCTTGTCCTGAATATGAACATGTAATGAGGCGTGACAAAGGTGTTACGTTAATATTAGACTGGGAAAATGGACAGTCTGAGGAAATGTCAGCCGCTGAAATATATGAGTTAGTATTCTTTAGTGGACAATCTTTAGTACTTACTAGCAATGGTACTATATTCTCATATGCTGAGAAAGGTGTTATTCCTGGATTGCTTGAACGTTGGTATTCTGAACGTAAAGAGATGCAAGCAGAACTTAGAAATGCTAAAACTCCAGAAGACAAAGAGTATTGGGATAAGCGTCAGTTAGTTAAAAAGATTAACTTGAATAGTTTGTATGGTGCATTACTTAATGCAGGTAGTCGCTTCTTTGATATGAGGTTAGGACAAAGTACTACACTTACAGGACGTTGTATTGCTAGACACATGGCAGGTGCAGTTAATGAATCCTTTACAGGTAAAAAGGATCATATGGGCGATGCAGTAATATATGGTGATACTGATTCTGTTTACTTTAGTGCTTATCCATTGTTTAAAGATGAAATTGAATCTGGTAAAGTTGAATGGACTAAAGATAAAGTTATTGAAATTTATGATACAGTAGCAGAACAAGTAAACGACACCTTTCCAGGATTTATGAACGAGGCATTTAATTGTCCACAAGTACTAGGTGAAATCATTAAGGCTGGCAGGGAAGTAGTTGCATCACGTGGAATTTATATGACAAAGAAACGTTATGCAGTTATGATATATGACGAAGAGGGTGTGCGTAAAGATGGTAATGGTAGCCCTGGCAAACTTAAAGCTATGGGACTAGATATGAAACGTGCTGATACTCCAGAGTTTATGCAACGTTTTCTAGAAGAAGTACTTGGTATGACATTAGAAGGAGTTGATCCTAATATTGTTATGGAACGGGTAAAGAATTTCCGTGAGGAATTTAAATCTCGTCCAGGTTGGGAAAAGGGTACACCTAAGCGAGTTAATAACTTAACTAAACATACTGCGGTTTACAATAAAACAGGAAAATGCAGGATTGGCCATGCACTAGCCGCAATAAATTGGAATAGGTTAAAAACAGCATTTGGTGACCAACAATCCATGGATCTAACTGATGGACAGAAAACTATTGTGTGTAAATTACGAAACAATCCAATGCAGATTACATCAATTGGATATCCAATTGACGAGCTAAACATTCCAGCTTGGTTTAAGGAACTACCGTTTGACCATGAAGCAATGGAGCAAACTATTATTGATAGTAAGATTGATAATTTACTTGGTGTGCTTAACTGGGATTTAAACAAAACTAAAGATAAAGGGTTTGTAGATGACCTTTTTGGCTAAAACGGACAACAAAGTAGTTGACTTTAACCTAAATTACATGTATACTATATAAACAATGGAGATTATGAAACATGCTTAAAGATATTACACTAGATGTATCGAAGAATATTGCTTCGCTTGGTACGTTCGAGGAGATCCTCGTAGAAAAGGAAGCAGGTAAAACTAAATTTACAGCTTATCCAGAAGACAGTACAATTACTGTACTTGCGGAAGCTCCAAATGAATATGCAGAGTTACCAGATAAGTTTGGTATGCTTAACTTGCCATTCTTTGTTGGACTGTCTAATCTATATAAAAGTGAAGACTCGGATGTAACAACTGGTACAAATAGTAAAGATGAAACTGATAGGTTCATTCTTTCGGACAAGAGTGGAAACAACGATCACTATCGTTTAACTCCAACAAACTTGATGAAGACTAAACCCAGGAACTTTAAAGGTACTACTTGGCAAGTTAATTTTCAACCAGCATCTAATAAGATTTCTGAATTAGCAACACGAGCTGGACTATATACTAATATTGATCCTAATCTAGTTGCAACTACAAAAGACGGTAAACTAATCTTTACACTTGGTGGACAAGCAGGTGGAGGACATACTGGTAAATTTATTATGGCTGATACTACGCAAGAACTTTCTCAGCCAGTCACATTGCCAATTAATGCATTAATTCTAGCACTAAAAACTGCAAGTCAAGGAACACCTATTATGAGCATCTCAGAAAAAGTTGCTAAGGTCGAATTTGATAGTGGCGTAATTGCTTATGAATATTTGATTATGGCTCAAGGTTAACAATAAAAATAAAGAGGGCACCAAGCATGCAACCTAAGATTGATTTATGGAGTAAGAATGAGGACTATGCAGTATTCCTGCCTAGCATCTCTACTTTTTATTCTACAGTAGTAAGTAAAGACCAGAATGAACCAGGTAAGAGTGTACCAGCAGAACGTGTACCAGCAGGATTTGAATCTGGAGTTGAAGGATTAAACTTTTTAAATAAGAAAGATGCATACTTCCATTATCCGTATGCATTGTACTCAGCAGGACATGCTCAGTTAGATTTAAATAAATGTGACACGTTTGAAAGTATGGTTCAAAAGCGAGACAAAGAAAAAACGTTTATCTTAGGTGATTCAGGTGGTTTCCAGATTGCAAAAGGTGTTATTAAATTTGATTGGGAGAACTTTTTAGAACGACCAGGTGATGAAGGCTACGTTGGTAGTGCAGATAAAACTAGAGGCCAAATCTTAGGATGGCTCGAGCATACTGCGGACTATTCTATGGTACTTGATATTCCGACCTGGGCGGCTAGGCCCCCTCTAAATGAACGTACTGGACTAAAAAGTTTTCAGCAATGTCTAGATGGTACAATGTATAACAATGCATGGTTCTTATCTAATAGACAACATAAGACTAAGTTTCTTAATGTATTACAAGGTAGTACGAATGAAGAAGCTGATATTTGGTATGATAATGTTAAACACTTCCCATTTGAAGGTTGGGCAATGGGCGGTAACAATATGCAAGATGCCCACCTATTGCTTCGTAGGTTAATTCAAATGCGTGACGAAGGAATGCTTGATCCAGGACGTGATGTACTTCATGTGCTTGGAACAAGTCGATTGGAATGGGCAATCTTTTTAACGGCGATTCAAAGGGCCTTGAAGGCAACTGTCAATCCTAACTTACTAGTAACATACGACTGTGCATCTCCATTCGTTAGCACGGCATACGGTTTAACCTACACTCAACATGTACACACAAACGAACGTATGACATATGTAATGGAAAAGGCTGTTGATAGCCGAGAACTTAGTGGTAGTAAAACCCCTTGGCCTTGGTCGTCAGCAGTTGGAGATAGAATTACTATGGGAGATGTTTGCACTTATGCTCCAGGTCAAGCAAACAAAAATGGTAAAGTTTCTAAAACAAGCTGGGATACATTTTCTTATAGTTTGATTATGGCACATAATGTAGATCAACATATACAATCTGTACAACGAGCTAATAACTTAGCTGATATTGCCTGGAGTTTAAATAAGCCGGATCCAAGAGAATGGCGTAAGACAAGACAACGTACACAAGAAGGTCAAGTGGATCTTTGGGTACCTAGGAATTGTCTATATATGATGACACTAGTTGATATGGTATTTAAAAGTGAAGAACCATACACATTACTAGATCAGTGTGTGCAATTAATGAATGAGTTTTCCGGTCGAAAAGGTCGCAAGACGGGTGCAGATTCAGTTAACGATTTGTTTGATACAGATGATGGCAGTACTACAGAAGTAATGGCAGAGTCAGGTATGTATGATGATCCTAATGATGAGGCATTGGCACAACTAATAGTCGGAGCAGAGGTATGAACATGACTAGTATTAAGATCGACGAACCGCAACAAGCAGGAAAAAATCTTGAAGAAAAAGCAAGACATGAAGAGACTACCGAACGTTTGTTGCCAGGTGTACAATATACTGATTGGTTGCAGTGGTTTCATAAAACAATGCAACCATCAAACTATTTAGAAATTGGTGTGAATACTGGTAAGTCGTTGCAGTACGTTAGCAAAGATACACTTACTGTTGGAGTAGACCCAGAGCCGCTTATTGACGTTAAACTTACAAGTAACACTACAGTTTATTCTGAAACAAGTGATAACTTCTTTAATAAATTTGAGGTAAAGGCATTATTAAACGGTCCAATTCAACTTGCCTTTGTAGATGGATTACATCATTATGATCAAGTACTTAGAGATTTTATTAACATTGAAAAACACTCTACAAAGGATACTGTAGTATTATTCCATGATGTATTTCCTGTAGTTCCAGAAACTGCTACTAGAGATTGGAATACATTTTATTGGGCAGGTGACACTTGGAAGTTTATGCATATTATTAACAAGTATAGAACTGATCTTGTAGCAAGAACTATTCCTACTTTTCCAACAGGACTTGGATTTGTAACAAACTTAGATAACTTGTCAACAGTATTAGAAGATAATTTTGATTTGATTGTAAAAGAATATAGTGCTCTTTCATACGATTTATATAACTCAGTAAATAAAATTAACAATGATTTCAATGAAATTGAAACACTTCTAAAGGGCAAATAATATGGCAATAGATAATTATGATTTAGCAGAATTCTTTACAGGAATTGAAGTAGAACATACGGCGGCATTTGGTAAGAAAACATTGTTTGTTCAAGGACATCCTGCTTCTAAGTTAATTATTGAGGTAGCAAGGGAACACGAAACTCCTCATATATACTTAGGTGCAAATCATAGTGTTAACACTTACACTACTTCATTTCCAAAAAATGATTGGAGTAAGACAATAACAGAACTATTAGCTAAAGACTTTTGGGTGTCGTTTGATTATGAATCTTATTTGCATAAGACATTTTTAAATATAATTAAACCAGAAGTATGGAAATCTAAAAAGTTTATTCCGTTGCTAAGTGTTCATATTCCTGATGTTAAAACTATTAACCCTAACCTTATTGTTAAGATTGCAGATGCAGAATTTAAAGGATCTAATAATGGTGTTTGGTGTCACAATGTTGCAGATTTAACTGCCGATGAAATTATGACACCTTGGGAACATTACGAAAAAGACGAGACTATTTCTTATTTAGATTAGTTTCGGCTAACAGATGCTAGAATATTTAAGTAACTATATATACAACATGAAACAAGTTAAAGGATTATAATATGTCAGAAAAATTAGATCTTGGAGATGTCGGAACGCACGGTGATGGTGAATCTAAACCAGCAAAACGAATTCCTATTACTAAAAAGCCTAGACCAAAATCTAGGAATTCTGATAATGATCTTATTGCATCTGATGCAATAGAACAAGATGACAATATAGAACAAACAGACAATAGTGTTGTTCCCCCAGTTTCAACAGTAAGCAATGACGAAATTCTAACACGTCTAACTGCTATTGAAAATCAGCTAGAAAGTACAAACCAATTCCTTGGTGCAATTGACTGGAAAATGTGGTTGTATTTAAAAGCTGAAAATTACATTGACGATTAACATTAACTAACAAAAAGGACAGAGAATATGTCAAAAGACATGATCTGGATTACTTTCCAACTAGAAGGTATACATTGTTACCCAGCCGCGGCAACAGACCCTAAACTGGCTACAGGTGACGAGTATGATGTAAGTTTTCTAGCAGACTTACATAGACACATTTTTCATTTTAAAGTACACTTAGAGGTATTCCATGACGATAGAGATGTAGAGTTTATTCAATTTAAACGATGGTGTATAAATCTTTACAAAGGCAAAACTTTACAACTTGATTATAAGAGTTGCGAAATGATTGCAGAAGATTTATATAAAGAAATTAATAATAAGTACACAAACCGATCTGTATGGATCGATGTATCAGAGGATAATGAAAATGGTTGTTTCCGACAATTCGATTAATGTGCAACGACACATTCGCTTCAGTCAACCACGTAGGCAGAAGTCTTTAAACTTAGCTCATATTAAGTTTGATCTATTAAAGATTTCAGAGCTATATGATGGCTATCTTACTCCTGAGTTGGCAAAGTTGCCATTGGAACTTTATGTTCCATATCTTGAGGACTTGAAAAAGTCAAATCAAATCTTTAGTTATACTATTGATGAACCTGCAAGCCGGTTTCATACTGATACCGGCAACCGAAGTTTTACTTATACATTTCATGTGCAAGGTACTGCTGAACGTACTGCAAAGGTACTAAAGATTCATGTAGGAATTTATAAGAATTTCTACGATAGTGACCATGTAGCAGATGGATCATGTTGTTTCCCTGCTCGTAAAACTGTAGTAGTATAATGCGTAGGCTATTCTACATGGGGCTTGAACCTTATGAAGGCAGGTATACACTTCAGCTTCAACAGTGGAGTGTTGCTAAATTTCAAAAAAGGAATATTGATTATACTATTGTTCCTGGAACTACAATCGACGATACTAAAGCAATTAGTGTAGGACAAGTACTAGATGCTCACGGACGTTCATACTTTGGTATGAGTCAGATGATGAACTTAGTACAAATGATGCGAAGTGGAGAATGTACAGGTGACGATGTTGTCTTTTTTGAAGATATGTTCCAACCTGGTATGGAGTCACTACCTTATATCATGTGTCAGATACCAGCAGAGCAACGACCTAAAATATTTCTACGTTGCCTAGCACAAGCAATTGACCCTGATGACTTTGTTCATGTATGGGGAATGAGCAAATGGATGTCGTTATACGAACAAATGTGTAATGAGATTCCTAATGTTTCTATCCTAGCAACTGATGAGGAAATGGTTGCTCATATGCGTATTGCTAATTGGAAAGCACCAATTTATAATATTAGTGGACTTAGCTTTGGTAAAGAAGAAGTATTAGGGCGTGTTGGTGGCAATGTACAAGATTGGAATACACGAAAAAATCGAGTTGTATTTGCGGCAAGGTTTGATCAAGAAAAACAACCTGATTTCTTTATGGATCTTATTGATACTTACAATTCAACACACTTTAAAGAAAATGAAAGGATTGAATTTGCAGTACTAAGTGGCGGACCTTTACGGTCTAATAATTCTAAGTATATTGAACGTGCAAAAGCAATGCAAGAAAAAGGGCATCTTACAATATATAATGACTTGCAAAAGAATGATTATTATGCTATACTTAATGATAGTAAAGTTTTGTTTAATTGTGCGTTACAAGATTGGGTTAGTAATACTGTAAGTGAAGCAGACACACTAGGATGCAATGTTTTATATCCAGCTTATAGGAGTTTCCCAGAAACTTTTAATAATGATCATGAACGTTTATATGTTCCTTGGAGTCAGGAAGATGCAATTATGAAGTTAGAAAAACTACTACAAGGACCAGTTAATCAAGGACCTATTAGTGATTGGACTGATGGTACTATTGATCGTATGCTTGACATTATGCAAGGTGAAGGTAAACAATGGTCTAGGTCTGGTAACAGATATAGAGATCATGTAGCAACTACAAAATATTAAAGGTGTAAATAATGGAATCAGCAGAACGAGAAGAATGGATTGCTATTACAGGATGCAATGGTTACATTGGCGGACAGACTGTATTACATTTTAAAGGGTTAGGATATAAAATCCTAGGAGTTGATAGAAGCCAGTCTGCTGGACAATATTTACGAGATGGTATGATTGATTCATTTGTACCAGGTGATTATGCAAACGGGATCTTTTTACGCCAACTTCAAACACTTAACCCAGTAGCAGTAATCCATTGTGCTGGTGAGAGTTTAGTAGGACCTAGTGTTACAGATCCTGCCTTGTACTATATTAATAATGTTGGACAGACATCTAAATTACTTAAAGCATTAGGTATTATGAAATTTAAAGGAGTCTTTATTTTCTCAAGTTCAGCCGCAGTGTATGCAGAAAATGCCGCATTAAAATATGACTCGTTAAAAGAAAATTCAGAAACTGTTCCTCCTAGTCCATATGGTACGAGTAAGTTAATGGCAGAAAAAGTTATTGAAGATTGTGCTATTGCATATGGATTTAAAGCAATCTGCTTACGATACTTTAATGCCTGTGGTGCTGATAACGAAGTTAGACATGGACAACTTAAACAAGCAACACATCTTATTGCTCGTATTATGGAAGCATTAATTAAGAAAGATGTATTTACCCTTAACGGTAATGACTACGATACACCAGATGGTACATGTGTAAGAGATTACTTGCATGTAACTGATATTGCTCGTGGACATCAAACCGCTTTTGAAATATCTAAACAATTTAAACCAGATAAGCCTTTTGAGGTCTATAACTTAGGATCCGGAAGAGGCTATTCAATTAAAGAGATTATTAGTGCAGTTGAACGACTTACTAATAAAACTCTTTTAGTGCATAATGGGCCACGTAGGCCTGGCGATCCACCTAGGCTAGTAGCTAATCCAAAAAAATTAGAAATGTTATCAGGATGGAAAGCAAGTAACTCGACGTTAGATAATATTATTCGAACTTCGTGGGCATGGTATAATTGTCAAAGGTATAAGGATCATGGATAAAATTATTACTATGACTAGTGTTAAAACAAAACGAGGTCGAACATTAGGAACAGAAGAAGCAAGTTACAAGTTTATGCAATTAAAACTTGGCGGATCATATAAAGGTGCAGTTGTTACTCCTCAAAATGAAATTCATGAGTCTTGGATTGATTTTATTGGCAAGGAGTTTACAGTAGTATACTCAGGAGATAAGATAACATGACTTTATCAATTAGAGATATTGGTGGCATAGTTGCTAAGGAAGATGACAGGTATATTGTTAAAGATAATACCACATTAAAAAATCTAGTAATAAGTAGCACAAAATTGCAACCTATGAAAAGTACTAACGGACACAAGCACGAAGGGCAAGAGGAAGTTTATTATTTTGTTCAAGGGAGCGGTAGACTAGAACTTGATGATAAATTTATAAAGTTTAGAGAAGGTGATGTAGTACTCATCGAAGACGGTGTTTTTCATAGAGTTCATGCAGGACCATATGGAGTTTATTTTGTATGTGTATTTGATGGAAGGAGAACACAATAAATGTCTAAGGATGAAATAACCGATGCTGATATAACTGAATTGCAACAAGAACTGTGGGACATAGTTTCTACTCGCATCGGTCCAGAAGGCGATCAACAACTGTTAATGGTTGCAGGCACATTAGTAGCTACTGCTATAGAGCTATATACTATAATGTTAGATGATCAAGAGATCTCAAAATTGCTTGAAACTGTTAGAGCAACTATACCAGAATGCAGGGAGAAGATGGCCAGAAAAATTGGCACTCTTACGTTACACTAATGAAAATTTCAATTATCGGATGTGGCTACGTTGGCGAACAAGTAGCTTTTGAATTAGAATCAGTTCTCACAAATAAAATTGTAAGAATTGATCCAGCACTTAATTCTAATACTATAGAACAGAATACAGACTCAGATGCTTGGGTACTTTGCTTACCTACTCCAACAGTACTTGGAGTGTGTGACGATAGCTTAATTGCTGAAGCATATGATAATATACAACAATACAATACTCCAATTCTTATTAAAAGTACAATCTTACCTAAACAAATTATTAAGTACAAAGAGTGTACATACAGTCCAGAATTTATAAGTGAAATTAACCCTACTACTAACAACAATTTTCCTCTAATACTTGCTGGACAAGATGTCGAGTTTTGGAAAGATGTATATACTAAAGTAAATGTTTGGACGGAGAGTTTATTTCCAAAAGAATTCTTTGTTACAGATTTAGCTACTGCAAGTATAATTAAGTATGTTCATAATTGCTGGCTTGCAACAAAAGTTGCTTTCTTTCATGACTTATATAATAAGTGTGGAGATGAATACAATCATGATAAACTAATTGAAGGTCTATCATTTTTTGATACAATTGGATCTACACATATGAATGTACCAAACAGTGATGGTGGATTAGGATTTGGTGGTAAATGTTTTCCTAAAGATACAGAAGCATTTAGTAATGCATATAACTTACCAATATTAGATAGCGTAATTAAAACAAATAAAAGATTACGATCATGAGAGTAGGTATTACATTTAGTACATTTGACTTACTTCATGCAGGACATGTTGGTATGTTACGAGAAGCAAAAGCAAATTGCGATTATCTTATTGTTGGTCTACAAAGCGATCCTACTATTGATAGACCGGACACAAAAAACAAACCAATACAAACAATGGTAGAACGTTATACACAATTAAATGCATTAAAATTTGTTAACGAGATTGTACCTTATCAAACAGAAGTAGATGTAATAGACATACTAAGTTTGTTTCAATTAGACGTAAGATTCTTGGGTGTAGAATATAAAGAAAAAGATTTTACAGGTAGAGATGTTTGTAAAGCTAGAGATATTGAATTATATTTTAATAAAAGAGATCACCGATTTAGTACTACTGACCTAAGAAAACGAGTATGTGATGAATGAGGTAATCTTGGTAGTATACTTAACCTTTAGTGGATTTAATATGAGTATAGATCCAGAACAGATGTATGGCATAACTAAACTAGAGGAGTGTAACAAGAAACTCCCTGATATAATAAATGATTACAATGCAACTGAAGGAAGTTGTTTTATAGGATCTATGACAGAAAGGTTAGAAAAAGTATAATGTATAATACTAGATATAAAGTTGTAATATACAGCAGAGATTTATGTGGTTACTGTGATATGGCTAAACACTTCTTTGAAACAAAAGACATAGCATATACAGAACATAAGATTGGAGCAGATGGGTTTACTAAGGAGATGCTACTTGAAGCAGTACCTAATGCTAAAACAGTTCCTCAAATCTTTGTTGATGATAAGTTAGTTGGAGGTTGGACTGATTTAATGAATCACAAAATCTACACAGAAGCATGAACAACATTAAGTTAGATAAAAGTGTAGTAGAGTTAGCTAAAATTAAAAAATGGCTTAATGCTAATTGTGGTAAACGATGGACTGCCAATAATTATAAAAATCAACCAATTGATTGGAGAAAAATCCATCATCTTAGAAATAGCAAGGAATTAGTTAATAACATGTCAACAACCACATATATAACGTTTACTAAACGGGAAGATATGATGGAATTTCTTGAATTATGGCCAAGTGATGTCTTGCTTTGTGCGTAAAAAGAGTGTATAATAACTTATAAACTCATAAATAGAAGCAAGCTACACAAAGGTAGCCTAACTAAATTAACATTATCCGTGTAAGGAAGGAACAGAAAATGTCATATAATAAAACTAAAACCGATCCCATTCTGGGAAAAGCAATCCATGAATATCTAGTTAAGCAAGGAGTTGAAACTCCTACTATTGATAACAATCTAAGTCGTACAGATAAGATTGATATTATTGAGAAAAACTTTATTAATATTATGGAAGCACTAGGGCTTGATTTGTCAGACGATAGTCTAATTGATACGCCTAAGCGAGTTGCAAAAATGTATGTAAATGAAATCTTTTGGGGTCTCGATTACGAAGCATTTCCTAAATGCACCGCAGTTGATAATAAAATGAAATATGATGAAATGGTTATTGAACGGAATATTAATGTTCAAAGTAACTGTGAACATCATTTTGTTGTTATTGACGGTCTTGCTACAGTAGGTTATATTCCAAAACAAAAAGTATTAGGATTATCAAAGATTAATCGTATTGTTGAATACTTTGCTAAACGTCCTCAAATTCAGGAACGCTTAACAGAGCAAGTATTTCATGCACTACAAGCTATCTTAGAAACAGATAATGTTGCGGTTGTAGTAGATGCCCAACATTATTGTGTTAAGTCACGAGGAGTTGAAGATACAGGTAGCTTTACAGTAACTAGTAAACTAGGTGGTGTATTTAAAACTGATTCATCTGTAAGGGCAGAATTTATGAATATTGTTAATAAGCCTAAAAATTAATAATGTCAGAAAAGAAGTACATATATGAAAGTCCGGATGGCGGGACTACAGTTTATGCAAGAGAAATTGGTGAAACAGATATGAGTAAGAGAACAACTATTAATACATCTTCATCTCAATCAAATACAATAACTGTACACGGAGACTTAGGTGTTGGTAGTACTGGTCCTAATTTAGGAGCAATATCAATTAGTGATCCAGGCGCAATATCAATTAGTGATCCTCATTTTTCTCATTCTCCGCATGTTAATTATCAATCTGATTTGCCTATAATTGACGTCCACGCAATGGCTAACGATATTGCTATGATTAAAAAGCAACTTGCTATACTAGAACCTAACATAAAGTTAAATGAAAAGTTTGAAGGACTGCGTCAACTGTATAATGAATACAAAACTATGGAAAAATTACTATCTGGACCCGATAACTATCAAGAGGAGTAGACATGAAAAAAATGTTTTTAACAGGCGAGCAGGTCGAAGAGGCTGTTCATGACATTGCAAGTCAGATGTGGAAAGATAACTGGCGGCCCGATTACGTTGTTGGTATTACTAGGGGCGGCTTATTACCAGCAATATTACTAAGTCATCAATATAGTTTGTCTATGCATACGTTAGATGTTAGGCTTAGAGATGCAACTGGCCAGCCAGAATCTAATTATTGGATGTCAGAAGATGCATTTGGCTATGTTCCAGAAGAAGAACGTGAACTTCATAAATGCCGATGGGATCCATCTAGACGTAAAAAAATTCTAATTGTAGATGATATTAATGACACTGGTGCAACGTTTAATTGGATTAAACAAGACTGGCCTGCAGGATGCTTACCAAATGAAGAATCGTGGAATACTGTTTGGGGAGGCAATGTTAGATTTGCATCTATTGTAGATAATCTAAGTAGTGATACTGAAGTTCATTACTCGTCGATAGAAATTAATAAAGAAGAAGAAGATAAATGGATTGTCTTCCCTTGGGAGAAGAAATAAAATGCCACATTATGTTGTAGACGCATGCATTAAATGTAAGTATACAGATTGTGTTGAAGTTTGTCCAGTAGACTGTTTTTACGAAGGTGAAAATATGCTTGTAATTAATCCTGATGAATGTATTGATTGTGGTGTATGTATTCCTGAATGTCCAGTTGATGCAATTATTGATGATTACGGAATGAAAGATTTTGCTGACAAGGATTGGATTAAAATCAACGAAGAAAAGTCTTTAGTCTGGCCTAATATCATAACACAGAAAGATCCATTGCCAGAAGCAGATAAGTTTAAAGACATTAAAGATAAAAAACATTTAATGGAGAACTAGTTGCCTAATTATAACGAGCTAAGAGATTTAATAGATCTTACTAAATGCCCACACCTTAACTACAAGTATAAGGATATAGTTTCTTTACCACTTGATTTAGAACCTTTTGTATTTGACGATCCAGATGCTTTCTGGGATCTATGGACAAATGAAAATCATGTTGTTTGGAGAAACCATATTGACAGAGGCTCTGCTAATTTAACTAATCCAGATATAACTAAAACTCAATGGCATGGGTTAGCATTACATGAGGACATGGATCTGTATGAATATGGATCTTGGGGTACTAAGATTACAGAAGAGGCTAGAGCAATAAGTCCTATTATGGTACAACGAATGTTTAACGAACTACCATTTGTTAGGATAAGAAGTATTAGGCTTTGGTCAGCACATAAAGAAATACCAGCACACTACGATGGTAACATGCCAGATAGTTTAGATGGTAAAATGTTCTTTCCTACAGAAATTCGTGTAATGTTACAAGATGATAATCCTAAACCTACATTTTGGCTTACATCTGCTAAAGAACACAAACCAAATACTGAGGTACCAATAGATAAAAAACATTATATTGTATTACCAGATAGTACTAATACATTTGCCTGGAACAACGAAGATTACTTACATGGTGCAGACTTTGATGGGACAAACCGTAAAGTACTAGCAGTTATTAAGGGTTGGGTAGATTTAACAAAATTAGAGATATTGCTTGATAAGAGCATTGAAAAATATAAAGAATTTACGGTAAAAATATAGGTTGACTTTATAAATGAACTATAGTATAATACGTTATAATGAGGAGAGAATATGAAATACTATTATAGTGAAATATTTCACAGTATCCAAGGAGAAGGGCATTATACTGGTGTACCTACTGCATGGATACGTTTCTTTTTATGTAACTTGCAATGTAATGGCTTTGGGCAAATAGATCCAACTGATCCTAGCACATACGAACTACCATTTGAAGATTTTGATGTATCAAGTGTAAGTAGAGTTGAGGACTTACCTGTTTGGGACAAAGGTTGTGATAGCAGTTATACCTGGGCAAAGAAATTTAAGAGCCTAATGGGACATGAAGAGCCTGAAGTATTAGCAAACAAAATTATTGACATTATCAGAACAGATAGTAATCCAGAAGGTTTGTTCTTACATCCTGTTTCACAATATAAGCAACATTTATGTGTTACAGGCGGTGAGCCACTTATGATTACCGGACAACGTGCAGTTATTGGAATATATAATGAATTACTAAAGCAAAATAATTTGCCAGGTAGTATGACATTTGAAACTAATGGTACACAGGAATTAAGCAACGACTTTAAGAATTGGGTAGAATCAATAGATACTGAAATATTCTTTTCTTGTAGTCCTAAACTTTGGTCTGTAGCAGGAGAAAAAGCTTCAAAGGCAATTAAACCTGAGACAGTTGCAGAGTATTATAATTTATCAAAAACAGGTCAACTAAAGTTTGTAGTAGGCCATAAAGAAGAACATTGGGAAGAAATGGAAGGGGTTATTAGTCAGTTTAGGAAAGCTGGCGTTATGTGGCCTGTATGGGTTATGCCCGTAGGAGCTAGAGAAGAAGAACAACATGCAACAGCAGGTGCGGTTGCAGAAAAAGCATTTAAACGAGGATACAATGTTGCCGCAAGGGTTCATGTTTACTTGTTTGGTAATGCTATCGGAACATAAATAGTGTTGCTTGCTTAAAGCAATTAAAACTAATGTAGAAAAGGATTTCTAATAGATGAATACAATTAAGGTAATGACAGTTTTAACTTCGATAATTCTCGTATCCGCTTGTACTGGACCCAATTATGCAGTTATTACATCAAAAGCAGATGTAGCTTCATGGGATTGGGTAGGTTGTCACGAAGTAGTTAACAACCCAGGTTCAGATGGTTCTCAGGCGTTCCGTCCAATTGATCAGCTATTACTAAAAAACGGAGATAAGTTTTATTTCAAACAGATCAAAGATGATGGATCTGTTGGTCCGGTTACAGCTGGAGTACCTTGCAAAGACTAAAACTTTTAAAAGGGAGATAGTAAAATGCAAGTAAAAGGTAGACTAGACGACATAATGGAAGACAATGACTGGGCATTAATCTTTGGAGATGATGGCCATGTTAAAGGAATTTTTATTCCTCAAGGTAAACAAGAATCAGATGTACCAATCGAAATGGAGAATCTACTTCGAGTAATGGGTATAAATTTATATGAGGACGGAGCAGTCCTGCACTAAAGCAAGAACCAGGCCCTTAGGGGTCTGGTACTTCTTACAAGGAGTAAAATGTCACATTCAATTGATACTAACCCATGCCAGGGTATATGCGTAGCAGGGTATGGTCCTAATGGAGAATATTGTATCGGTTGCTATCGCACCGACGAAGAAAGAATTGGTTGGCGAAAGTATACTGATGAAGAAAGAAACTCTATTATAACACAACTGGAAGCACGAGAAAGAGATGACAATGATTAACTGGATTAAAGAAAAACTTAAGAAGACTCCGGCGGCAGTAGTTACACCAATGTCTGAGAAAATGAAAGACAGCAAGGAACCCTGGGTTAATGTTATTACTTGTGATATTAATAAGGATAATCCAAAAGAAGGTTATTTTGAACTAGAATGGAATCCTGCATTTGTTAAACACCTAATTAAGGCAAACTATTATGGTCCTACTCCAGAGTCAGTAGTCGATCAATGGTTTACAGACCTTTGTACAAACGTTAGTATGGATGGAGCCGCACAAGATTCGGCTATTGCAGATGGTAACAGAATTCGTACTAACGAGAAAACACAGAACCAATTATGAAATGGTTAATAGTGTTAGTAGCAATGCATGTAGCCCCTGACGGCACATCGGAACATTTTATACTAACTGAACCAAACTTTACAAGCCTAGAACATTGCCAAACGTCAGCCAGAGCAAACCTTACTAGGATAGAACAATTATACAAAGAACAATTCAATGGCCCTGGCAAAACATATTGCTTTAATGAAGAACGTCTAAGAGAGTACTTAACACTTAGGGCAACAACTAAGCCAAAACGAACTCAAGGTATCTAAAAATATACATAAATAGCTATTAGAAAGAAGAGGACCATAAATTATGGCTTATAGTAGCAAAGTTTTAGATCATTACGAGAACCCTCGTAATGTAGGTACGTTTGATAAATCTGACCCAACAGTAGGAACTGGATTAGTAGGAGCTCCTGCTTGTGGTGATGTAATGAAATTACAAATTAAAGTAGATAACGAGACAATAGTAGATGCTAAATTTAAAACATTTGGTTGTGGATCAGCTATTGCAAGTTCAAGTTTGGTAACCGAATGGTTAAAAGGTAAAACTTTAGACCAAGCAAACACAATTACAAATAAAGATATAGCATCTGAATTAGCATTACCTCCAGTTAAAATTCATTGTAGTGTATTAGCCGAAGATGCAATTAAATCAGCAGTGATCAACTTTAAAGAAAGAAATAAAGGTTGACTTTACATTTATGCTATGTTATACTAATTAAGTACTAAAACTTTAGGAGTTACATATGTCTTTTTTACTAGTTGATGCGGCGAACTTGTTTTTTCGTGCCAGGCATGTAATACGTCACGGAACATCAGAAGAACGAGTTGCAATGAGCTATCATATTATATTTGCTAGTATCTTAAAGCAATGGCGTGAACAAAAAGCAACTCATGTAGTTTGTTGCTTCGAAGGACGTAGTTGGCGTAAAGAAGTTTATAAACCTTACAAAGCACAACGTAAAGTCGCTAGGGATAAACTTACAGTTCGTGAACAAGAAGACGAAAAGGTCTTTTGGGAGAGCTTTGATACGTTTAAAGAATATCTAACACAACGTACTAATGTTACAGTATTGCAAAATCCTGGTGTTGAAGCAGATGATTTAATTGCACGTTGGATTGACTTACATCCTAATGATAAACATGTTATTGTATCAAGTGACAAAGATTTTGAACAATTAATTGCACCTAATGTTGATTTGTTTAATGGAATAACTGGTATTAAGACTACTATCGAAGGATACTTTGACGATAGAGGTAAGCCAGTTAAAGATAAGAAAACAAAAGAAGTAAAAGCGGCTCCACAGCCTGACTTTATGTTATTTGAGAAGTGTATGCGTGGTGATACGTCAGATAACATCTTTAGTGCTTATCCTGGTGTTCGTACAAAAGGTACTAAAAATAAAGTAGGTCTTATTGAAGCATTTGCAGATAGAGATAACAAAGGGTTTATGTGGAATAACTTAATGTTGCAACGTTGGACTGATCATGAAGGTGTTGAACATGTAGTTAGAGATGATTACGAACGCAATGTTAGTATTATTGATTTACATAAGCAACCAGATAATATTATTGCAGAGCTTGATGCTACTATTGCAGAAGCAGTGCAAGTACCTAAGAAGTCTGGAGTTGGAATACATTTTATGAAATTCTGCGGTAAACATGATATGCAGAAAGCAGTAGATCAGGCTCAACATCATTCGGAGTGGTTAAGTTCCGTATATGGATAAGTTATAAGTATACTTAACGGTATTAATAGGCTAAATACTGTTAGAGGAAATAACTATGAGCAGACCTAAACCGACAGTATTATTAACATATACAAACCCTACAACTTATAAAGCAGAAGAAGTGCTTTCTGCCGATGCAATCTATGCAGTGTTTTATAAAGACAAACCTATTAATTTGCGAACTTTAAATTCACTTGTTTCGTATCCAGGACCTAAGTATAAGAAGGTTTCTTTCTCTAATCCAGGACATGCATTTAATTTGTCAGATAGATTAAACAAGTTATTTAGAGCTAATGATTTTTCAGTTATTGAATTAAAAAATGGCAGGAAAATTGTCGAGCATGGATCTAGCAAATAAAATAGTTGGCCATTATTCTGGTTTAGAAAAACGACAAGGCATATGGGATAATACGGAGGTCACTCCGTATAGTATGTTTAAAAACTACCAAGAGGGCAGACAAAAGGGACTAAGGCTTACTAGTTTTGGTTGGCATCTGATGCGTAATGATTTTACACATTATTCTTTTCAACTACCTGCACAATTTCGTTTAACTGCTGGACATTTAATAGGATTACAAAGTCACTGCGAATGGCCCTATTATATTGGTGCTGGTTACCTAAGGTTATTTGGAGAAGCTGATTACCTTGAGGTACGACTCGTAAACAACGATATTGTACTATGGCTTAACGGATTAAGCACCTTAGGTCAAGGTAAAATTTAACTAAATATTAGTATGACAGACTGGAACCCTTACATCAGAGCAGGGTGGGAATTAGTAACTGAAGCAACTAGTGTTACTCCTGTATACTTAGACCCAGAAGTAGAACATTTTCTTGTGTTTACTATTGCCCGTACAATTGAACGCACCGACATTGGCAGAGAAACCGTTGCTATTAAAATATTAGAAGCCCAATCGGTACCTAGAGGTAAATCTAGACAACCAATACTCCGAGCTATTGGTGAGGAATGCCTATTCATTGATGCTTGGGAAATTAAGAAAAAGAAATGGCCAACTAATACATACTACAGTCAAATGGGTCAAATAGCTTTTCTGCAATCTGCTTTATCAACTAGACCAAACAACGAGTTATTAGAAAAAGCAAGCAACAACTTTGGCATGCTATCTAACGTACTTAGAGCTGTCAGAGACCTCGCAAAATTCTAGTCCAATTTCCGGTAACTTCTTAGATCCCAATAAATATAGGTATAATGATATAGAATCGTTATGATAAAGGTAGTTAAAGGAGATTAAAACTATGATAGATCCAAGAATTGAAGTATATGACATGATTTACGAAATCAGTTGTAAATTAAATGATTTAACAATGAAGTTACAAGAAATACCTCACGGAATTGAAGAATATGATATGAACTTCGTAGGACCAATGGAAGGTGATTATATGCATCCAGATACACCAACTCATGCAAAACCAGAAGGATTCGGTGATGAGTCTTATTGGGATGCCGGTATGCAAGTTTGGATGGAACCTACTCAATGGGAGTGGGACGAGTACAATATGTATGGTAACTGTGCAACAGATTATTGCTATGATGGCGATAGTGCAGAGTGGATACAATCAGATGAGCCAGATTGGTCAAATGAATATACCTGGGAATATGACATTGAAGATATGGGACCAGAAGGTGATATCGAACCACCTAAAGAAGACCCTGCTACATAATTACCCTTAGTTTTATTAGGGGTTATAGTTTTTACCTCCTGATTTAGCAACTTAAATAGGCCCGCAAGTATATAAAACTTGCGGGTTTTTTTGTGGATTTTGCTAAGTCATTGATTTTATTGCAAAAGAAAAATTAAAAAAGAGTCAGAAAAAGGTTGACATTACTGGACCGTTGTGTTATTATATAAACATAATGCAGTTGAGGATGGCTCAACTGGTTACTTAAAACGGAGCTTATTATGAACGAACTTATTACTGAAGCGGTACTTGAAGCGGCAATTGAAGAAGTTGCTATGGGCGAAACATTTAAATTTGTTGGTTTTGCAACTAGCAAAAAAGGTAACGGTAAACTTCGATTTACTAATGACAAGCGACGAACTCGTAGTTTGGTTCGTGCAGGTATGACAGATGTTAAGTTTGTTGAACTTCCAAATCCAATGTCTAAGCAAGAGATTATTGGAAGTATGTGGGCTAATATGGTTATGCCAGTTGTTGCACAAGAAGAAATTATTTCAGAAAATATGCAGAAAGAGGTTGACATTAGTCAGTAAGGGTGTTATAGTAGTAACATAATTAGAACTAACCCAAAGAGGAGCCACCAAATGGGACAAGCAGAACAAACAGTTAATGAACCAAACACTCTAAAAATTAGCGAGTGCAAGCCTATTATTCGTAGGGCTATCCAAAAAAGACGTCCAATCTTTATATGGGGTCCTCCGGGTGTTGGTAAATCTGATATGGTAGATCAGGTTGCTAGTGAAGTAGAAAAATCATTAGTTATTGATATGCGAATGGCATTAATGGATCCAACAGATATTAAAGGTGTCCCGTATTATTCATCTACCGATAATACAATGAAATGGGCACCTCCATCCGAACTTCCAAGTAAAGAACTTGCCGCAGAATACGATATTGTATTTTTATTCTTGGACGAACTTAATAGTGCTCCTCCAGCAGTACAAGCGGCGGCTTATCAATTAGTTCTTAACCGAAAAGTTGGTAATTATATTCTTCCTGAGAATGTTGTTATTCTCGCCGCAGGTAATAGACTTGGTGATAAAGGTGTAACTTATCGTATGCCAAGTCCGTTGGCTAATAGATTTTTACATGTTGAATTGAGAGTTGATTTTGATGACTGGGAGATTTGGGCTATTGATAATGAAGTCCATCCACAAGTAGTTGGATACCTGAAGCAGTTTAAAAGTGATCTTTATAACTTTGATCCTACAATGCATGATCGTGCATTTGCTACTCCTCGTACCTGGACGTTTGTATCAGAAATGCTAGATGACACAATGTCAGATTCAGCTAATACTGATATGGTTTCCGGACTTGTTAGCGAAGGACTTGCTATTAAATTTATGTCTCACCGTAAACACGCCGCTGATCTTCCTGATCCAGCAGATGTGCTTAGTGGTAAAGTTACTAAGTTTGAAAGCAAAGAAGTATCTGCTACATATGCATTAGTAGTTTCATTATGTTACGAATTGAGGACTAGTTACCAAGATGCAAAACGTTCTGGTAAATCAGATGCCTTTAACAAGGCGGCAGACAATTGGTTAGGATTTTGTATGGAAAACTTTGAGCCAGAAATGGTGATTATGGGTGCCCATACAGTTCTTAAAAACTATAAAGTAGTGTTTGATCGTAAGAAGATGTCTAACTTTCCGGATTTCTTTAAACGTTATGCACATCTTCTAACTGATGACTAAAAGGATTCGAGACTGGGCTATATCAGATAAGTTATATGGCCCAGATGCTCGTACAATATGGTTGGATCAACCCCCTGAATCTTCGGAAGTTAGCGAGTGGCTCTGCGAACAACGAAAGGGTTGGTCCAACCGACCTACCGAACACATACCTAGATGGAAGTTAAAAGTCTGGTGCAAGGATAACAATTTAAAACAATTAGATTATGATTACACTAAACTTACTATATGGTTTAGAAAAGAAGAAGATGCTATGTTATGGGATTTATCTAAGCCAGATACAATAGAACCTGTTTACCATAACAGGGACGGACAAATTAGAGGCCATTAAAAAAATATAAAATAATGGTAGAAATAGGTTGACATTACATACATTAGGTGCTATACTGTATAAACAATAAGGAAATGGAGCCACACATGTCCAATATAAGTTCAAAAGATAAGTTAATTAAAGCAAGAATTTCTATGCTACTAAAGTATCCTTTTTGGGGACCTTTGTCAGCTAGATTGGTTTTAGAAGAAGTAGATTGGTGTTCTACCATTGCTACTGATGGTCGTAAATTTTATTACAATTCAGATTTTATTCAAAAGCTAGATGACCAGGAAATGGTATTTGGCTTTGCTCATGAAATTGGTCATATTATATTTGAACACATGACTAGACGAGGTAGTCGTAATCCAGATCTTTGGAATATGGCTGGTGACTATATTATTAATAACATGCTAGTTCGTGAGAATGTTGGCCGTGCTATTACTACTGTTCCTATTTTACTTGATAAGCAATATGAAAAACATACTGCTGATGAAGTGTATGACAAACTATATGAACGTGGTGAAGCTATTCAAAATACACTTGACGAACATCTTGATTTAGATGGTGAAGGTTCTGCTAGTTCAGATGATCCTCAAGGTAAATCTACTAACAATAACAAACCTAAATTTAAGAAACTTAGTGCAGAAGAAAAGAAAGCTCTTAAAAACGAATGGAAAGAAGCAGTTATTGATGCAGTAAATAAAGCTGGTGCTGATAATGTGCCTGGTGATATTAAACGTCTTGTAAAATCAATTACTGAGCCTGTTTTAGATCTACGTGAACTATTTCAAATTCAATTTAGTAGTTCATTAAAATCAGATTACACTTGGATGCGTCCTAATAGAAAAGGTTGGCATACTGGTGCTATTCTTCCTGGTACATTGCCAGGTGAGATGTTAGATGTTGTTATTGCACTTGATGCATCAGGTAGTATATGGGATACTACATTATCAGATTTCTTAGGTATTGTGCAAGGTTCATTAGATCAGTTTGATTCTTATAATGTTAAAATTATTACATTTGATACTAAAGTATATAATGAAGATAATTTTACGTCAGACGATGGCCGTGATATGTCTGAATATACAATACAAGGTGGCGGCGGAACAGACTTTGATTGTATATGGGATCATCTAAAATACAATGACATTACTCCTCATCAATTAGTTGTACTTACTGATGGTTATCCTTGGGGATCTTGGGGAGATGAAAATTACTGTGATACATTATTTGTAATTCACGGTAATGAGGAAATTAAAGCACCATTTGGTATTACTGCTAATTATATGCCAAAGAAATAATAACAGAAGAGGATTTAATGGATCAGTTAACAGTTTGGATGGCCGTAGGATTTCTATTTGCTGGATACTCAGTTATTGCAAACGACAGTGTACAAACACTAGGTACATGGATTGCAAGTAACAGTCAAAGATTCCATTGGACAACTATGTGGTGCTCTGCTAGTGCAGTTTTACTTTGGGCACTTTGGTATGGTTGGACTGTAAATGGTGGTGATATTAGTTATGGTAGATTAGATAAAATACCATTCCAGGAAGTTAAATGGTATCATGCAATGGCTCCACTTGTACTGTTATTACTAACAAGAATAGGCGTACCAGTTAGTACGTCTTTTTTAGTTTTAAGTGCATTTGCAAGTACATTTGTATTAGAGAAGATGCTAGTAAAAAGCATAATGGGATATGCAGTTGCCGCAGTATTTGCATATGTATTATGGATACTAATTGCAAAATGGTTAGATGAACGTAATAATCCCGTAACAGAATCTCGTAAACCTTATTGGAGAGTAGCACAATGGATAACTGCTGGTTTCTTATGGTGGACTTGGCTAGCACATGATATTGCAAACATAGCAGTATTTCTACCACGCCAAGTTCCATGGGATATGATGGTACTAGTTAGCCTAGTGTTTATTATAGGTCTTGGGTTTATGTTCCGAGAAGGTGGCGGTAAGATTCAACAGATTGTATTAGAGAAACAACATACTAGATACGTTAGAAGTGCAACAATTATTAATGCCGCTTACTTTGTATGTTTACTTTTCTTTAAAGAACTAAACAATATTCCAATGTCAACGACATGGGTATTTGTTGGAATACTATGTGGACGTGAACTTGCAATAGGAACACTAAGCGACGGATCATACAGATTAAAAAATGTGTTTCCTATAGTAGGAAGAGATTTTATGAAGATGATGGTAGGTTTAGGAGCATCATTGGGTATTGTATTACTAATACATTATGTTCTTGTTCCTAATGGATTTTAAATAACGGTTACACACACCAGTTAAAATAGCTATAAGTATCAGTGGGCAGAAAGAATGTGTCCACTAATTTATTTTATAACGGAGAATATTTAAATGGCTGATGAAGCAAATACAGAAGAAGTTGTTGCACCACCAACAGAAGATACAGCACCACCTGCACCAGTTGGACTTAACTTAGAAGACTTAAAAGTAGTCTGCGGAGCAATCGAAATTGGAGCAAATAGAGGTGCATATCGCCCTAACGAATTTAAGGTAATTGGCGAAGTGTGGGAAAGAGTTACTGCATTTATTAAGGCAACAGAGCCTATGGTAGCTAAAGCAAATGGAGAAGCACCTCAAGCAGATGGTGTTAACGTAGAACCGGTTAATGCTGAACCAGTAGTTACCGAAGACTCTGCGACACAAGGCTAGGAGTAAAAAATGGCTAGATTTATTAAACACGTTGGACAGGATGGAAAAGGCAAGAAGTTAGTTGTTGTATTCCGCGAAGTTCCAGGTGACGGAGAAAGTGCATTGGTAGTGAGAACTGCTGATTTGCCAGAACTTCATCATGCAGATCTTATTAAGGCTGTTGAAAGTTCACAAGGACAAGCGGCAGACGATATTGGGGATTTCTTGCATAGGCAGAAGTTTAATGATGGATCTGATATGTTAGCAACGATCCATGCAAAGGGCTGGCTTACTAAGGTTTCAACTAAATCAATTATGATGGTCCCAACACCTGGACAGTCTATTAACTTATCGGATTTAAATAGAGAGTTAAAGCAGATTGCTCGTGCTAAACTTCCTGGTGTTCCAGGGCAACCAGGTGTTGCTACACGTTCGGGTGACATTGCTAACGAAGGAACTAATGCATCAACTAATCCAGGTATTTTAGATGATGATGCTATTGCTAGTAAATTGCGTAATCAAGCAATGACATTTGAAGCAGAGGCAACTAGGCTTAGGGCCGAGGCAGAGGAACTTGTTCCGACAACTGCACCAGTTTTAACAAAAGTTGAACAACCTGTTAGTGATGTTTCTAATAAACCTAAGAGGGGGCGGCCAACTAAAAAGGCCGCAGAAGCGTCCGCCTAATTTATCTGTAAAGAAGTTACATAGTATGCCTATTCGTAAAAAAGATCGTAGCTTTGAAGAAATGTTACGGGAGATACAAGTTGACGAAGTGCCAGTTGAATATATCGACTTTATTAAAGTCTATTTAGACGATGGTTCAGAAATAATCTTCCGTCAAAATGAATTAATTGGTATGAAGAATAGCGGAGACATACTTGAATTGGCTAAATTGCAGGAATGTATTGACCGTATTGTTGACTTTGAAGTAATGATGAATTCAGATCTTGTTAAGTCTAAAGTAACTAGATTTGTAGGTGCATTACTAGCAACACATTTCTCACAGGAGTAATTAATGGATTTCGTATTTATTAACCCAAGTGAAATAGCAACTAGATTTTTTCCTTTATTTGAAAGGAATTTAACATTTGGAGTTAAACAAACTGAAGATTATGTTATTCCTTACGACAAGTTAGTAGTAAATAATCTTCCTCATCTTGACAATACATTTAATGGAGCATTTAAAAGCATTGCATGGGATAAGTCAGGCGTTGAATTACAAACTAACTATCATTCATTAGAATTTGATCTAGATGAATATCGGAACAATTCTGTACCTAATGGAGTTGTTTTACTTGATATGCTCTGCCATCAACGTCACTATGCTGTAACTAGCCAATGGTTTAGAGAAAATGGTGCTTGGTCATTGCAACGAAATGCTGATTTAAATAACGACAAAGACAAGTATAAAGAATTAGCTATAGCTGAAATAGAAAAACGAGGATTGTCAGGTCCTGTACAAACTTATATACACCCTGATAATTCTGTTAAGTTTAAATTACATCCAATTGACATGGCTTACATTGTTAGTAAAAATATTGTAAACAGACATTGGATTACTATATGGCCTACTGTAATTACTCTAAGAACAAGTCCAGATGAAAGTTTATTTGCATTTAAATCTTGGATTGAAAAAACATCTATTTAGAGTACATTTTATAGCTACCAAAAACTATATCCCACAATGGAATAATTAATCCATAGTTCTTGTAAGTATCTACATGATGCACTAAATGCCATTTGCCTGATGTTAGGGCTGGATACCAACTGAAGTTAGGATTGTGTTCAATTACTTCTTGTATAAAAGCGGCCCAAAAGTAATAAACAATAGAAATCCACCAAGCACCTGTTATCCAACTAAACAGTAATGTAGGCACTACTTCTGTTATCCATAGATCTAAAGTGCTTAACCATGTATCGTTAAATAGAAACATATTATTCCAATGCCATTTTGTTCCACCAGTAATATTAATATACTTGTGATGATCGTTATGTGCATTATATGCAAATGGAAAATATTTCTGACCGCATACATGTAATGTCCTATGTATAACATACAACAAGAACGTCCATAATAGAAATGTAAAAAGTAAATGCATCATCAACTTTATTTATCGGTTGACACTGTTATACCTAAACCGATAAATAAGTGTATGGTAAAGAATTATGAAGAAGTAAAAATTCCTAATATTGATAGAATGATTAGCAAGTTTCAAGAAGATTTTTTTGAAAAACAAGCCGAGGGCATCTTGTTGATCGGCCGGACCGGCCCCGCCTGGAAATATATAACTGATTTTATAAATTCTAATCCTTGTGAAGTGTGGAAAGATAAAAAACTCAAATCTGCTATGTTCTTCTTTCTAAAAGGTAAAAAGCATCAAGGATTACATATAGATGGATTTAGATTAGATAGACGAAAGGCTGCTGACATTGCATTAAATATTCCAATTGAAAATTGTACCGACAGCCGCATGGAGTGGTATGATGGAGAATACACAGCTATTGAAAATTCGAAGCCGCCGCTAAATTTGGCGACAAATGGGCCTAGGACCAAATATTTAGAACTTTCCTGGAAAGGTGATCCTATGTTATTAGATCACGTAGTTATTAACTGTCCTATGTTAGTTAGAATTAACATTCCGCATCAAGTAGTTAACAACAGCGAAAATAGGAGAGTTATGTTATCTTTACGTTTTACACCTGATATAGAATGGTTATATTAGTAAAGATGGTAATACAGCCATCTATTACCTTTGTTAAATAGAAGTACTAAGGAACATATAATGTCACATTGGGTAGCAATAGCAACTACAGCAGAAAACGATGTATTAGCACATCATGAAAGTTTAAGTGTTTTAGAATCAGCATGCGGAGGAGACTTCCGTGTCATATCAAAAATTTATGGTATTACTGATGATGAAATGGAACAATTAAATCTTGGTAATCATAAATTCAAATTAACATACTTAGATCCTAGAACTACTGTATTTACAAATACAGACGACCGTGATAGTAAACTTGATATGTTAAGTAGTATAATTCAAGCAAGATTAGCATTGTTATTAGAATTACATCAACGATTAGAACATGGTTACAAACGATTTGCCCAGGTAGTTCCTTGGCAATGGGATTCTTATAAAATTAAAGAAGAACAAGCAATAAGAGTAATTGAGGACCAACCAGGTGACATTGGACTTATAGTAGATGAAGCCAACATTAGGAAAATAGACCCAAAGACAGTTGCTAACCTAGTTAAAGCGAAAGCAGATAATATGAAGTATCAAATAAGAAAACTAGAAAGATTGCGTATTAGTATGCAAGAAGAAATAAGATTTGCTCGAGACAGAGAACAATTTATGGAAATTAAAAGTAAATTAACTGAAGAAACATTTTTGAGTATGTTAATGTAATGAAAAATCTATTATATTATATTCCTTATAAATTTTTAAATTCTGATAGAAGTAAACATTTAACAGAAGTGCAACGTAGCTTCTATGGTATGTTTAATCCTTGGATTAGTTTAAGCGATAGAACAGGTACACTTGACTTAGGAGAACATGTTTTTAATAATAGTCCAATTCCAGAAAAGAAAACTGCCAACAGTTTTGAAAGTTGTTCAGTTAGTAGAATAACTGAAATTATTAAATCTTTCCAAAACAACAAAAATAAAGAAAAGTTAGTTATTATGTACTCCGGTGGTATTGATAGTACATTAATTGTTTGCCTTTTAATATCTAGTCCGTACTGGAATGATATTAAAGACAACGTACTATTGGCATTTAACGAAGATAGTCAAGTTGAGAATCCTAAATTTTTTAGAGATGTGATTCTTCCTCAGTTTGGACATTGTTTAATAAGTAGTAACAATTTTTATGAGATTGCTAGTAATCCGTGTTACTCGGTGGTTACCGGAGAATGTGCAGATAATCTATTTGGTAGCTTAACAGTTAAAAGTTATATGGATTCTACTGGTAATTTTGATTGCTTACATGACGAATGGGAATCAGGTTGTTTAGACTGGCTACTAGACAAAGTTAAAGATAATCGTGATGAACGAGAACAAATGTTGTATGACTTGGTAAATGCAAGCCCAATTGATATTGTTTCTAATCATGATTTTTTATGGTGGATTAACTATACTATGAAATGGCAGGCAGTTAAATATCGTATGTCTATGCATGCTCCAAACACTGAACAAGCAGTAGCAATGGCTTCTAATGTTATTAATTTCTTTGATACAGTACAATTCCAGGAATGGGCATTATACACAGATGAGAAGAAAGTAGGCGATACTTGGGCTAGTTACAAGTTGCCAGCTAAACAACTTATTAACGATGTATGGAATAATAAACAATACTTAATATATAAGACCAAATGGCCTAGTTTACCAACTATTACACGTTATAATACAGCTTGGGGTTATTTGTGGGAAGAAGACAACACACTAACTGTTACCAAAGATTGATTTTCTTGATGATTTCTTAAAACTAATCTTTTCTCTAAATTTATTTGTAAAAATACCATCAACCCTTAAACTAAACGAAGCATATTTACTTGAATTACTTCCATGCCAATTAGCGGTATCAAACCAGGCTACTTGTGCATCAAAGTAATGCTTAGTACTACTTTCTTTATCTTCTACAAAGAAAGACTTACGATCCATAAACATATTAATCCAAATAAACTCATCTGGATCTGTAACCCTATTTAAAGGATTGTGATCTCTATGTGTTATACATTGCTGGTCCTGATCATTATAGAATATTAAAGTTCTACCAATCTCGCTAAAGATATTCTGTTCATCTACCCAATCCATAAAAAACTTAAAGTTTTCATAAAAGGGTCCTTCTTTATTGTTTTTTGCTAAGTGCTTATCTGCATAGTCTTTTGTAATAGGTTGCTTTATAAACATATTGTAACCAATGCCTTGTGCTTCAGTTACTAACTTTACAAATGTTAATGCATAACTAGGTTTACCTGTTGCTAGGTATTCATGCACTTGCTCATGTCCAGGTGCAGTATTATCTTCAGAAATTCTTTTTAATGCAGTAGATAGTTCCTCTCCTGGATTCTCTTCTGGCCAGTTTAGTCCAGCACCGGCTACAGCCGGAAGTACTTGACAACCTACTTTTAATCCTAACCATGAGTCAGCGAAAGCCTTACATAGTTTTATTTTTAATTTATTAAGCCCTTCAATATCAATGTGTTTGTCTAAGTTAACGTAAGGCTTTCCATTAATTTTGTATATCATTCAGACCAAATTTTTCTACAATCTCTTGCATCTCTCGTTTACTAATACCAAAGTTATTGCCTATCTCATCAATCCTTTTAATATCAATTTCTCTAAACATAAGAGATTTAACAAATACAAGTTCTTGTTTACTGAGCTTTACAGATTGTTCTTGATAATCTTCAAAAGCCTCACATGCAACAGGAAACTTTAACTTTACCATATCATACATTGCTCTAGCATATTCTTGTATTTCCCATTGAGCATGACTATCCATTCTTAGTCTAGCAAAATGTAAAAAGTTTTTAAGATTAGATTTCCAGTAACATTCTGTATATCCACCTACCGGAAGAACTTGTCTCGCAGTCTCTCTAGCCAAGTTAAGGTTGTCGGAATGCTCTGTGTAGAGGGAGTAATCACGATCCCATGACTCGTTAATATCGTCACTGATTCGTCTTTTTGTTTCTTCGTCAAGCTCTCCTTCTCTACCTTGCTTATTGGTTGCACTTTGTGGCTTGATGTTCTCTGAGTTGGGTACATATACTTCGTCTGTAAGTACCGAGTAGCGAGCCGAATATTCATTTAATGATGCCGTCCTATGTCTGACTAATTGCCTCATTACAAAAATAGGCAGTTTAATGTGAAACTTTACTTCGCACATCTCGAATGGCGTAGTGTGTTCATGTCGCATTAGATAACGTATTAATGCTCTATCACTACTAGCCTTTTTAGTACCATCTCCGTAACTTACCCGGGCGGCTTGTACAATAGAGTTATCTGTGCCCATATAGTCAACTAGGCCAATAAATCCTTTATCTAATACTTGTTTGTAATCCGGATCTTTATCAAAATCTATCTCCGAACATAATGTCATACTGTTTCCTTTACTTCTGTTTGTCTTTCTATTATAGCACGTTTTCTGTTTCCCCACAACCTTTTTATTTCCGAAAGTGGAGCAAATGGCAACATTACAAGTAAACAAGCATCAAATTCATGCCATCTTCCACTAACACTAGCACCAAAATCGAAACTACTTGCATCTCTATGATGGTTATTATGCCATCCACTTCCAAAATGGAAATACCCAATTGGCCAGCAGTTTGTACTTTTATCTTTATTGTCAAAGTTTGAATAGCCGGCGCCAGGAACGTGTCCAAATGTATTAACTAAACCATCCATATGTAAACTAGACAATGATCCAACAATCCAAAACCAAAATGTGAATTCCCATCCAACTATTAGTGTACTAAGCAACAACGTTCCAAATATAATTTTATTGTAATGATTATGAATCCATATAATTTTCTTGTCTCTCATTAAGTCAACTGCATAACGAAAACTAACACTATTTTGTGTTATACCAAATTGCCATCCCATATAACTATGCAACCAACCATTTTCGACTGGAGTATGAATATCTTTACCTGGTTGATCACTTACTTTATGATGATGCCCTCTATGCAAAGATGCCCACCATAATGGGCTTCCTTCTCCTACCATAACAGCAAGCCAGTATAATATAGGCTTCATCCATTCTCTAGGGTTCCAGGACTTATGACTTAGTAATCTATGTAATGTTAAATTATTGCCAATTCCATCAAGTGTTATCCATCCACAAACAGCGGCAACTAGATACCACCAGTTCCATCCAGTGATAATAAAATACGGTATTAATACTACAGCAAGTAAATGATATGGGAACCATATTGCTACAATAAAAGGTATTTGTTTTGTTTTCTTATATAGGTCAATTTGCCCTTCTGTCCAGGATCTAATTGTCATCAGTACTCCTTACTTTGTTAAGTTGCGTATTCATAAACTCTGGATAAGCATTGCCAGTACCTTCATACATATCAGAGCCAACAAGTTCTTCTTCTTTGCCTACCCTAATACCAACTGTCTTACCTAGTACAAACCACACTGCATATGATGTTGTAAACACAAAGCCACCAATAACGCCAATTCCTAATACTTGAATCAAGATTGTTGCATCTGGATTAAAGATAGGAACTAATAGTAATCCAATTATACCTGCAATCCCGTGTACAGAAATAGCACCAACTGGATCATCAATTCCCCATTTCTCAAGTAAAGTCATAGCACCCGGAATTACAATTCCGCCTAATAATCCGTATAGTATAGCAAACTCTGGACTTGGTGATAATGGATCAGCAGTAATAACAACTAGTCCTGCTAGTGCGCCATTTAATGTAACATTAAGCACAACTCGTTTTGTCCAGAGTTTAGATACAATCATTGCACCTAACAAACCACCTGCCGCCGCCATATTAGTGTTGACAAAGATTTTACCTAATGCCTGTGCATCAGACATAGTATCAAATTTTAATTGCGATCCTCCATTAAAGAAGAACCAACCAAGCCATAGAATTAACGTACCTAGTGCAACTAATGGCATATTGTTTCCAGGAATGTTCTTTGGCCTGCCATTTTTATCATACTTGCCATCACGTGGTCCAATTAATAATACAGCCGCAAGTGCCGCACTTGCACCAGCCATGTGAACAATGCCAGAACCAGCAAAATCAACAAATCCTAGTCCACTTAAAAATCCACCTCCCCAAGTCCATTGACCTTCGAGTGGATAAATCACTGCCGCAAATACTGCTGAGAATATCAAGAATGACCATAACTTCTTACGTTCTGCTACTGCTCCCGAAACAACAGACATTGCAGTTGCAACAAATACCATTTGGAAAAAGAAATCAGCATACATAGAATGTGTCTCTGGTTCATTCCATCCATACATAATGTCATAACCAAATAACAAGAATGCAATACTTGCTACTGAAAACAATGCCACGTTCTTGGTTAGTATTTCTGTAACGTTTTTGGTTCGTACTGAACCTGCTTCAAGAGCAGTAAATCCTGCCGCCATCCACATTACCATTGCACCCGATATCAAAAAGAATACCGTGTTTAATGCATAGCCTAATTCGTTCATAATTTAACCTTTTCTATTTGTTAGGATCTTTCTTCATCTGTGTTAGGCGGTCGTTTGCATTGTCTTTGCCACATACAGAGCAGACGCCTGTAGCACCACCGCAACTCCCGCTTACACGACGGCCTCTTAGGAGGCCTATACTCATTAGAGCTATAATGACTAATAAGAACACCAAACATATTATAAA